TGAGCAATTGGGAAATTGTGATGTGTGTAGTTGCTCCCTTCGCTCGAAAGTCTTTTTTGACGGAAAATTAGATAAGTTTAATGATGAGGAATTAGTAAAATTAAAGTCGGTTAAGTGTTGGCAATTAAGTTTAAGTGGTCAGTAGTTTATGGAAAATTATAACAACGGTATTTCACCTTTCATTCGAGCAATGCTTTATCCTACTGAAGATGGAGGAGTAGGTGCACCTGATAATATAATTCAAACAACTTCTGCTGCTTACCAACAATACGTTACGCTACGTAATTCTCACATTGAACGCATCGCAGTATATAGCGCTATCGAAGGACAGATCGCAGGTAATCCACCGTACAATCAAGATGAACTAGAGGCCAATGGTCTAGGACACGCAGCCAACTTTAATAATTTTAAAGCTCGCTCGTTGTTTGATAGAACAGCACAGGCGTATTGGAATTTGATTAATAGTACAGAGTATTTTACTAAGATAGTACTTGCAGGCAATGCTCCTAAGACTCAGGAATACGCTGATATTATTGCTCGTAACTTTAGTGATGTAGTTAAAGAATGGGAAGATTTCCAACCTAACTTTAACTTACTTGGCTCACAGCTTACTAAGTTTGGTCTATGTCCTATTATATTCCCACATGAAGAGTCTCCTATCTGGGAAGTTATCGATGTATCTAAGTTCTTTATCCCTGCACAAACTCAAGTTTTTTTAACTAAATTAAGTAACTTTTGTGTTGAGTCTGTTTACACAGTCCAAGACCTTTACCAGATTTACAAAGATAAGAATGCTGATAACTGGAACAAAGAAGCTATTGCCTCCTTCCTATTGTTACGTGCCAATACTTTGACACAGAACCAAGTATCCCCAGGGTGGAACTTGATGGATCTACAAAGGTGGATTGATAATAATGATGCTCAGGTAAATCAGTTCTTCACCGACACGGTCCGTCTCATAAACATGTATCAAAAGGAATATAGCGACGGGAAAATAAGTCATTACATATTCTCCGCAGATTTGTTTAATACTGTCACTACAGCAAGTAGCAGTACGCTAACTAAGGACTTTTTATACTTCCAGGATAGACAGTACAATTCTATTGAAGAGGCATTGCTTGTATTTACGGCATCTCCTGGTGAATGGACCATTCACGGTAACGTTGGTGTGGGGGCAAAGATGTTTGCGATAGCGCAGGCTATCAACATGAACGATTGTACCACGGTAGATATGGCAAGAATGTCATCTACTCCGCTCATTCAATCACAATCCACAGGTGGTAAAGAGGCAGCCGCAATTAGAATTTATCCAGGAGTATTTACGGACATTGGTTCTAACACCTTTGTTCCTAATCCAATGGGCGCAAACCTTAATCAGGTTATTGGCGCATCACAGTATCTTAGCCAAGGCTTAGACGTAAACATTGCCAACGGAGGAGATGATCCAGGTTATCCTGATAGGTCACAAGGATCTGTATCCGACGGACAGGCTAAGAGACAATCATTTAAAGAGTTCGGCGTTCTAAAAAACATGGTAAGTCATTTTTATGACACCTTTGATAAAGTCATTAGAACTACCTTTATTCGTTTCTTAACGATGAAAGCTAATGCTCCAGGGTATGAGTTAGCTAAAGAATTTAAGAGAAGGTGTATTGAAGAAGGTGTTCCAGAGGTATTGTTTGATACTGCTAAGAAAGGTTTACATGGATTACCAGTGCAGTTTAAGAGCGTACGGGCATCAAGAGTAGCAGGGGATGGAAGTACATTAGCAAGAATCATGGGACTAGAATCATTAGGTCCTATTATGGGAACGTTTAACCAACAAGAGTTGGCAGCATATAAACGTGAATGGGTAGCAGCTACTTTAGGTGTTGATTACGTAAATACTTTTGCATCTTCTGACGGCCAAGGAGATGAACTTTCAGGTGGTGCATCGCTTGCTAAGCAGGAAGATAACTGGATGTCTGCAGGCAAGGAAGCAACCTTTAGTGCTGATAATGATCAAGCAGCTCATGCTGATGAACACATGGGAACACTAAGTCAAGTTGTGCAAGCAGTTGCCCAACAGCAACTTTCTCCTGTCGATGCTAATCAGATAATGGAACTTGGTATTCCACATTTAACTCAGCATATTCAGTTCATGTCTAAAGCTCCACAGTTCTATAGAGATACTTTAAATCGGTTGGAAAAACCTTATAAGCAATTGGTACAGTGGGCACAGCTTAACAAACGTAATGCTGAAGCAATGATTGAAGCAGCTAAGAAAAAACAGATGCAAGATCAAGCACAGACTCAAGCTGTTATGTCGGATGCACAGCGTAAAGACTTTGTTGCTCAAACAGATAATGCTAGAAAAGATGCTGATTTGGCAGCTAAGAATGAGCGCTCTGATAAAGCTAACGAGGTTCGTGGTGAACAGATGAAGGCTAAGACAGATGCTGATATTGAGAATCAAAGACGACTAACTGAAGCTAAGGCTAACGCAACTGCAAAAGGTAAAGAACAACAGGATCTATTAAGTAAGACTCCTGCAGAACTTGATAACCAGTTGCAGGGTCTATTAGGTAACACACCGTCTACGGTTGATTTTGAAGGGGCATAATGTATGGGATTTAATCCACGGCGTATACAGGATATTGAACTAGATAGATTTAAGCTTAATCCTATCGCTGTTGAAAACTATAAGGCTGGTAAGAACATGCTAAGGGAATCAGGACTTCCTGATTTTCTTAGGTTGTTTAATAGACCATTCTTATATGATCAGGGAGCAAACATAAATATTGCAGCTAGTACTGCGGCATTTTGTGAAGGGTACAATAAGTGTCTTGATGACATTATGTATTTTGAAGAGATGTACCTAACAGAAGAAAAAGCTAAAAAAGATCTTGTTCCGATGTTTGGAGCGTTAGAGAGAGCGAAAGCTAAAGGTGATTTAACTGAAAAAGATTTGGAGATACTAAATGGAAAACGTAAATAATTCTAAAACAGATGTTGTTACAAGTCGCGTCAATACCGCTAGAAGTCTATTAAAACGAGCGGCAGGAAGTACAGAAACTACTGTCATTACTCCAGGTAAACCTGCCGTAGCTATTAAAAAAGAAGTAGCTGCTAAACCTTTAGTAGATACATCTGCTAGTGTAGAGCCAACTATTCCTTCTAGTATTGAGAGTGAGATTAGCTATGAGCTAGATCCACAGACAGAGACTAAGAAAGAAGCAGTACAAGAAGTTACTCCTACTGCAGAAAACGTAGTCCCACAGGATGTTATTGGGGAAGATGTTGACGAGACTCCTATTGATAACTTTGATGAAGGAGCTAAAAAGCTTATCAAACGTCTTAGAGCTAAGGTAAGAAATACCAATGAAGAAAATAGGAAACACTATGAAGAGCTAAGTGTACTTAGGAAAAAGTCCGCCGAATACGAAGCAGGGTTAGCCGTACCTGAACTTACTCAAAAACAACAAGATAGAATTGCCCAGTTAGAGGTGTACGAAAAGCTGTACAACTTTAAAGGTTCCGCAGTTTATCAAGAAAAGTTTGTAAAACCTTCTACAGAAAATGAGAACAAATTAAAGCAAATTGCGGCTGATTATGGAGTTAATGAGGCTGTTATTAACCAAGCATTGGGAGCTAAAAACGTTCAAGAACTCGACAACATTTTAGCGGCCAATTTTAAAAATCCTATTAGCGCTATTGAAGCTAAAGGGTTTATTAGAAATATCCAGGGGATACAAGCTCAAGCAATGGAGGCTGAAAAAGAGCCTGCTAAGATGATGGCTAGAATGCAGGAAGAAAATGATACGATTATTAAAGAACGTAAGATGAGAGCCAATCAGGTTATCGTTCATACTTCTAAGGAAGCTTGGACTGACTCAGTTATTGGTCTTAGAGAAGATGATAGGTTTTCTCAGATTACTTATAAAGAGGGGGATACTGAACATAATGAGAAGTTTGTTCGGCCAATCCTAGCTAAGGCTGCTCACGAATATGGCAGGACTATTAGTGCATTGGCTGAACACGGATTAACAGAGATTCCAAAAGAACTTGCTATGAAATTAGCTAGGTCTGACCAGCTCGCACATTACTCTGTAGTACTAAAAACACAGCTTGATACGGCAAACGCACGAGTAGCTGAATTAGAGAATCTAATGAAGAATAAGACTTCTCTTAATAGACCAGGGCTTAACCGAGGAATGAACAGCAACTCAGCTCCAAGTAATGTAGGAACTACACGTGGAGTGGGTGCGGCAGCTGCAGGTAGAGCTGTTTTAAGTAGGGTTAGTAGTTAGATATTTTACGTATTTTGATCCACCTGGGACAAATAGTGTATGTGCACCATAGTTTTCTGTGGTTTCAAAGTAACCTTTTAAGTGAAACTCTTTAGGTATTTTTTGTTTGGTAAAGTGGCGTCTAGAAAAAAGTTCTCCTTTATAAAAGAAATAGTAGTCAAAAGGATATTGTTTTTCTTTTGTAAATCCTAGGGAATCATAGACTGCGCCACTAAATAATCGGTTATGACAAAACGAAACTATCTTAGATGGAGATATTTCCTTTATAAAAGCATTAAGAAGTCTTTGAGCACCCCCTTGCACACTCATCGTGCTGCAATATCTTGCTAGTTCCCATTCTCCTTTAGTCATTCTAAATGACATGACAGAGATAAGATCAGTACCATTATATAAGGCATAGTAGTGCTTGGCAGGAGTGGCTCCTTGTACATGGTAGGTGTTTAGGAATTCTTTACAATCGGTGTACGATATTTTTTTTAATTCGCATTCTCTAGCACCTATTTTTGGTAGTACATGTAGAGAGTGGAGTAGTAAGTTCTTTACTGCTTCGGTATGATTATCCCATTCCAAATCTAAAATAGTTATAAGACGTATCCCTTTTTTTGCTAACTCATCATGCTTATAGGTTTGATTTTTTAAAGCGGTATTCCTACGTTTTTCGATTGGTAGTCTTTGATAATTTGATCCTTTAGTACTGTGCCAAAAAACCCCGTCTAATTCTATAGCAATATTTTCTTTAGGAAGATTTACATCTACTTCCTTTTTATCCATTATTTTTATATTTGTTTCTATAGGACCTGTATATATTGATTTAATATATTCTTGTAATGATTTTTGTGGAACAGATGTGACTACTTTACATTTAGGACATCCTTTACCAGCAAGATGTGTCATAAACATCTGTGTAAACTCTCCATGGTTAGGACATATAATTATCCCTTTATCTACGTTTCGTGTGTAGACAGTTTTACTATAGTCGTATTTATCTCCATGAACTTTGTAAGCAGCAGTTAAAAAATGATCGGTACTATGTCTAGGAAGACTGCATTTTTTACATCCTGATTTATTATGTAAGTGGTGGGAGGCTCGTTGTGAGAAATCGCCGTGGATCGGGCAAGTTATGGTTATCTTGTCTTGCATGTATTGGTAAACAGTTTTTTCATAAGTGTATTTGTTATCATGTATTTTTTTACATATATCTACGAATTCTTGTTGACCGTATTTTTTAGTTTCTTTTTCCCTGCACTCAAGACATCTGTGCCATTTACCCTTAAAAGCATTTACTGGAAGTATTTCAAAATCTCCGTGTATTGGGCAGGTAATAGTTACAGGATTAAGTATAGTAGTGTAGACAGTTTTATCGTAGTTAAAGATATTCCCCCATTTCTTGGTCATCTTATGTACGAAGTTTTCTGTAGTATCTGCCCGTCGTTTTCCGTCTTTTTCACGCGCACATTTTGGACATCCTGAACCGCTTAAATGTCTATTTGCTCTTTGAGAAAAATCTCCGTGTGTGGGGCATGTTATTGTAAGATCCCTAGGTAGGGAGTGATAGGTTTCTTTTTTATATGTGTAGAAACTGTTATGTTTTGTGTTAGCTTTTTCTAAAAAAGTTTCAAATGATGTTGTTCCTGCTCTCATAGTTAGATTATTCCTAATCTAGTTAGTATAGTCTAAATCAATTGTATAAGAAATAGTATTTACACATTTAATTTAAGTGTGCAGGATAATGATATTCCGAGCGTATGCGCTCGTGTAGTCCCATCCCAGAAAGCGTCCGTTTTTCTGTGTATATCAATCTCACTCAATATAATTTGTTTATTTAATAGGTATTTACTATGTCCTCACAATATACGTACGAAACATTCAATCAGGCATTCCTTGCAGGAACTCCTGATATCGCTGCAGAAATCCTAGATTTCTCTTACAAGATGCCAATGTGGTTGGCTGATCTTTGGGATCTTAAAAGATGGGAAGCAACTGATTCGGTAATGCAACAGCTCGTTTTTAGAGGGTCTCTACCAGAAGTGGAAAGAGGATTTGACCTGTGGAAAAAGCTTAACTCATCCGCCGGATGTGAGCCATGTGTGAACGATTGCTCATATAACTGGTCAGTTTTTCAGGGTCATGGATTTGAACGAAGACTTATCTCTCTTATGAGACGTGAGTTCCGTACCCCTGATTATTGCGTAAACGAAATCAAGTCGGCTTTCGAGTTCGAACAGACGTTTGCTAAAATCATTGAAAACATCCAATACCAAGTTGCATTCTTCAAAGAGTACAACATTGGTCTTAACTTCCTCACCGGTATTGCTAAGAAGCTTATCGTTGACGGACAGGGTATCAAAGGTAACTCTGCTAATCCTTACGAGTATCGCGCTCTTGGAACAGCAACCCTTGCTAAACTAAACTTCCGTATGCTTACAAAGCTTTACGAAGGTCTTCGTAGACGCTCGGATGTGGTTCCTTTCGATATTCAGAACGGACAGCCAATTTATGCCATCTCTGCTTCTGACGAAGTAATGGATGACCTCTATATTGCTGACGCAAATGCTAGAGCTGACCTACGTTTCAGCTCTGCAGCTGATGCACTCTTACAAAGATATAACTTCATGAGTTCTATCCGTGGACAGTTCATTAATGCTCCGCTTCTTTACCCACGTCGATTTGAGTATACCGATAGCCAATGGGTAGAAATCTTCCCATATGTAAATGGTATTCCTGCTGAGATCGGAAACTTTTCTGACCTTAACCCAGCTTGGGAAAACGCAACTTACGAAGAAGTTCTGATTTATGGTAAAGCGCCTTTCAGCGTATTCTACCGTGATCAGATCAGCACGATTGGTCAAGGAACGGATTTTGGTCCTGAGCCATCGTTTATGAACAACTGGTTATGGGTAAACATTCAGACTGAATGTGACCCTTTCCGAAGACAGGGACATTATGCTACCTCAATCGAGATGGCACTTGCTCCTCAATATTCTGGTGGAGTTTACGGTATTATGGTTCCACGTCCTTCTGCTGCAAGTGCTGCTCAGTATTTTGCTGCTGATGTATGTCCTCCAACTCCAGTAGTCTGTGACAACAATGTTCCAGCTATTACGAGCTGCCCATGTCCTTTGGTCCTCTCAGCTGTTGCTAGCGCTTTTACTTCAGGACTCTACACTGTAGTATTCGCAGTACCAATTGATGCTGCTGTAGATGACAGCATCCAGATTGGTCTTTCAACTGGTGGATATATCACTGGAACTGTATCGGCTATTACCACTGATGGTAAGACGCTTTCAATTCAGTTCGCTGCTGGAACGACTCTTACTAACTGTAACGGTCTAACCACAGTATTCTGTGATAACACACTTGGATGTAGCTCAACGGTTCTTGTTGCTAACGATTGTCGCTCAACTGAAACTGGTGACTTCTCAGTTGTTCTTTCTAACCCAATTAAAGCTGTAACAGCTGGTCAAGTTGTTAATGGTTACATGGGCGATGGAACAGTACAGGAGTTCTTGGTTGTAAGTGCAGATATGATTAACCTCGTATGGGTACTTGAGTACAACGCTGGTTACGGTCCTACTGATGATCCGACTGGTGCTGGTACTACCAATCTTAACGCAGACGTTGTTTGCGATAGAAATGGTGTAGTAGCTCTTTGTGTACCTCCTTCAACGGATGCTACATGTCCAGAATGCGGTATTGCTCCAATAGTAACGCCTTGCGCTAGTTAATTTTAAAAGGGAGTAGGTCTGTTTGACTACTCCCTGATTTATATATTTAAGGAACAACGTCCATGAAAAATTATTTCCCAAGTGATCTTAGAGTTATCGCCAAGCTTATTGGCGCTAATTTGAATGTAACAGCTGACCAGGCTTTAGCACTTCAAATTGCTGATGCGGACAATCTGGTAACAACACTCGCAGGTAACTTCATTCTTGATAAGATTGTAGTAACCAATGCAAGTATCTCTCTTACTACAGCAGCTGGTGGTGTATATACCGCAGCTTCCAAAGGTGGAACTGCAGTAGTAGCAGCAGGGCAGGTTTATACTGCACTAACGGCATCTACTAAATTTGTTGCTCTTACACTTGCTAACTCTGCTCTTACAGATGTACTAAATCTTTCTAACCTATATTTCTCTCTTACAACTGCACAGGGTGCAGCTGCAACGGCAGATATTTATGTTTACGGAAGACTCTTCCAGAAGAATTAGTGTATGGCCTTTAATCCTTGTACACCTTGTGCATGTATTCCAGCGTCGATTGATAAGAACTTGTTTCGTCAAGCGACGCTCATCATACTTTGCTCAATTTTGCGGGCGTTAGAGGAGTAGGTATGTTATGGCGTTTGACCCATCAGATCCTTGCAATGAAATACCGAAGTGTATAAACACTGACCAGTTCCAACAAGGAACTTTAAATTTGCTCTGTGAAATATCAGAGCAAATGACAAAATTTAAAACCAATTTATATATCGGACAACCGGTCACTGGAGCATCTCCAGGCGATGGTCTATTTGTTGATTCTAACGGACTACTTGCAAATGGTGTTGGTCCACAAGGTGCTCAAGGTCCACAGGGATTTCAAGGTGTACAGGGTACACAAGGTTTTCAAGGTGAAGTAGGAGCTACTGGTTCTCAAGGTTCGCAAGGAACTCAAGGTTTTCAAGGTACGCAAGGACTCCAAGGTAACCAAGGAACTCAAGGTGTACAAGGTTTTCAAGGTACGCAAGGATTCCAAGGTAACCAAGGATTTCAAGGAACTCAAGGTGTACAAGGTTTTCAAGGTAACCAAGGATTACAAGGTCTAACTGGACCTCAAGGTGTACAAGGTTTTCAAGGAACGCAAGGTTCTCAAGGTGTACAAGGATTTCAAGGTCCTCAAGGTTTTCAAGGTCCTCAAGGCTCACAAGGCACGCAAGGTAATCAAGGCTTTCAAGGTCCACAGGGATTTCAAGGAACACAAGGCAACCAGGGTTTTCAAGGAACACAAGGCAACCAGGGTTTTCAAGGAACTCAAGGTAACCAGGGTAATCAAGGTTTCCAAGGTACTCAGGGTAATCAAGGATTACAAGGCGCTCAACCAGCAATTGGTGTAGGTATAACTAGCGGTACAGCTAACTCTTTACTTTATGTAGGGACAGGACCTGTACTTGCTCAAACAGCTACTAGTGACGCTGCATGGGATAATACTAATAAGAGACTTGGAATAGGTATTGCGTCTCCAACATCTCAGTTACATGTTCAGCAAAACGTAGATTCAACAACGGTATCTACTCCTGTAATGTTTAGTGTTGACAGCGTAGGCGCAGCAGGAGAATTAACTGCTTCTAGCGGCACTCAGATATTTGCTGCAATTAGTCCAACATATAATCAAACATCTACTGCTGGTGGTACAGATCTATTAATCAATAGAACTTCTACAGTCGTTGGGTCTGGGTCACATTATTCAATACAATGTAAAACAGGCGCTAATCAATTATTTAATGTATCTGCAGTTTCACCTGGTGCAAACGGAGCTTTTGCTAATTTGTACGATGCTGGAACATTAAGAATGTCTTTTGGATGGATATCCTCTGCATATTCTGCAATCTGCGCAGGAAGTGCACCCTCTGGAACCACGCATCGATGGGCGTCTAATGATATAGATATTCTTTATAATACTGGAAATTCTGGTAAACATTATTTTCAATCACAAGGTGGGTCTGCTGGAGTTGTAATTAATAACACAGGCAAATTTGAATCTTATGCAGGTATTGCTACTTCTGGATGGGGAGTACCAGGTATTTATGCTTCTGGGAGAGCAACTGCGCAGGTTGCAGCCAATGCAAGCGTATCTACCTATACAAACACTGCTGCTGATGGATCTTATGAAGTAAGTGCTAACGTGTTAGTAACAACATCAAGTGCGGAAGCGTTTTCTGTTACATGTGCCTATACTGATGAAGGTAATATCGCAAGAACATTAACCATGACATTTGGCTTGGTGGCTGGTGGAGCAACTATAACTAGTATTGCTTTTGCCAATGGTGCAGTGCCATACATGGGATTTTCTAGGCATATCAGAGTTAAAGCATCTACAGCAATTACAATTGCTACCTCTGGAACGTTTACGGGATGCACATACAACGTCGAAGGAATAATTAAGAGGCTGTCATGACATGCGCTAAACCACAATGCGGAAATGGTTGTACTTGTACTCCTCAAAGAGGACATCAGGGATATCAGGGTCCACAAGGTACTCAAGGAGATACTGGCGCACAAGGAGCGCAGGGAGATACTGGTCCTCAAGGTTCTACTGGCTCTCAAGGGTCGCAGGGCAATCAAGGATTTCAAGGTACACAGGGACCACAAGGCACACAGGGTGTTCAAGGTTCTACTGGTTCTCAAGGTAATCAAGGAACGCAAGGCAATCAAGGATTTCAAGGTACTACAGGAGCACAAGGTAACCAAGGTTTTCAAGGACCTCAAGGAACTCAAGGCAATCAAGGATTCCAAGGTTTTCAGGGTAATCAAGGTACCCAAGGCACGCAAGGTAACCAAGGATTTCAAGGTACCCAAGGCACGCAAGGTAATCAAGGATTTCAAGGTTTCCAAGGAACTCAAGGATTAACTGGCGCTCAAGGCAATCAAGGATTTCAAGGTTTCCAAGGAACTCAAGGTAACCAAGGTTTCCAAGGAACTCAAGGTAATCAAGGCAATCAAGGAACTCAAGGCAATCAGGGATTTCAAGGTAATCAAGGCACTCAAGGAAACCAAGGGACTCAAGGCTTTCAAGGTTTGCAAGGTACCCAAGGATTTCAAGGCTCGCAAGGTGGCGTTGGTGCGCAGATGTTTACTGCAAATAATACTTTTGCAGACCCAGGAGTTGGAACATTTATAGATGTTGCAGTAGTGGGTGGCGGCGGTGGTGGATCTGGTGGCCCACAAGCAGCAGCTGGTGGCAGTAGTAATGTTAATGAACCAGGTACTGGTGGTGGTGGAGCTTTTAATACAGCCACTTTCAAACGTTCAGATTTAGTTTTCCCAGTGACAATAACTGTTGGTGGTGGCGGGGCTGGTGGGGGTGGTCAGTCTACAGCTACTGGTAGGGGGTTAGCAGGGTCAGCAGGGGTACAGAGTTCTTTTGGAACATATTTGAATGCGCTTAGTGGTGGCGGTGGCGGCCTCGCCACGGTAGGTGTGGGGGCACAGGGCATGAACTCAGGACAGAGTGGAGTATTCGGTTCTATATCTGCTACCCCTGCAACTCCTGGTTATTCTTTTACAGCAGGAAATCAGTCTGGAGGAGGAGGAGGCGGGGGTAGTGGTTGCGTTTCTGCGGGCACTGGTATTCAAGCAGGGGGCCAAGGTGGGGTACCTCTTCCACAATTCAATTTAACAAAAGGGCTTGGCGGAGTTGGTGATGGGGGCGCTGGTGGCAATGGGAACCGCGCAGGTGCAACTACGCCATTACCAGGTGGTGGCGGTGGTGGAGGAGCTGCAAGTATTTTAACCACAGGTGGAGTCGGTGGCCAAGGAGTTTTTGGCGGAGGAGGAGGTGGAGGAGGCGGAGGTGGAGGAGCTGTAACACCTGCTCACGGTGGAAATGGTGGTCAAGGCGGTAGCGGTTTTGTCTGGGTAAAGTGGTATTAATATGAGTGGCACTTGTGGAACAAATTGTAATTGCTCTTGCACTGGACCTCAAGGTTCTAGGGGCTCTCAAGGCTTTCAAGGCGACAACGGTGCTCAAGGAGCACAAGGTGATTACGGCGGTCCACAAGGTTTTCAAGGAGATACTGGTGCTCAAGGAGCAACTGGTTCTCAAGGTCTACAAGGTCTAGCAGGAGTTCAAGGATACCAAGGTTCTCAAGGTAATACTGGAGTTCAAGGCAATCAAGGATCTAACGGTTCTCAAGGTTCTCAAGGTAATCAAGGATTCCAAGGCAATCAAGGATTCCAAGGTTTTCAAGGTGCGTTTGGGGGACCACAAGGTGCTCAAGGAGCTACTGGTGCGCAAGGTTCTCAAGGTGCACAGGGTAATCAGGGTTTTCAAGGTAATCAAGGTTCTCAAGGAGCCATTGGTTCACAAGGTCAGCAAGGTGCAACTGGTGCACAAGGATCTACTGGTGCTCAAGGAGCACAGGGCGCAACGGGCGCACAAGGTCCTCAAGGTTCACAAGGAACTCAAGGTAACCAAGGTTTTCAAGGTGTAACTGGTACGGGGTCACAAGGTTCTCAAGGAGCACAAGGTCCTCAAGGAAGTCTATGGGCAGTAACCGCTACTGAAACTTCATATAACGCAGGAACCGACACATATGTCGTTGCTACTACTGGAGCAGTATTTACAGGCTCTATTCCTGATGGAGCGCAAATTATTATTCAATGGGTTAGTCAAAATACAACGAATACTCCACTACTAAATGTAGATGGAAATGGTGCTGTTAATATCAAAGCATTAGTAGGAGATAACCTTCCTGCTAATACTATCATTGCAAACGGTGTTAGTTATTTGCTTCGTTACCGATCAGCGACTGGAGCATGGTACGTATTTTCTCCTACAGTTTCTGACTGGTTTACCTATACTCCAACTCTGACTAGTAACGGTGTTACAGTTAGCGCATATGCACCCGTTGCATATGCTCAGTGGAGCTATAACTATAATAATAACTCACTTGATGTAGAGCAGGATTTTTCATGTACGACCTCAGGCGTAGCTTCTAATGAAGTAAGAGCTTCTATTCCATTCACAGCTGGAGATACGGGAGTTACTTTAATCTGCTATGTTAATGATATTGCTTCCTCAGTGGGGCTTGCTGCAACTACCACAGGTACTGCTTATATATCGTATTTTAAAAGTGACGTTTCAAATTATTCTCTTAACACTGGGCGGATATTTAGTTCACGTATGAGGATAAGATTGTAGCAAGACAGGTATTTAGTTTTATGGCATTATTAATTGGAAATTTATAGGAGTAAGTGTTATGGGCGTATTTGACAATCCGGCTGGAATTTTTGAAAATATACCTGCGTTAGCAGAGGCAGATATTGGTACGTCGAATAATCGATTAGGTACGGTTTATGTTACTGGGATAGATGTTTCGGGTAACGAGACTATATCAGGTACACAAACTGCAGATGCATTCTTACTCGCTGATGGTTCAGATAAAAATGTTACACAGTCTGTATATGCAGCTGGCACAGTATATGCATTGACTGCTACCTCAGCAGCTATTGACTTTGGTACTACTGACCCTGTTATTACATTTGCTAAAGCTGGAACATATTTAATCCAGGCAAGAGTGAATCTAGAATATGCAGGCGCTACGTTTGCAGCCAATAGAACCGTAACAATTAAACTTAGACGTACTAACAATACTGCAGCAGATTTGACTAATGGGTCTACTGCTATTGGAACAGATGTAGTAACAACTGTAACCGGAGTCTTAGAAGTTCTCGGACTTCCAACTATAGTTTATGCAGCTGCGGCTGGAGATATTGTTACTATCTTTGGTGATGTATCTGTAATTCCTACAGCTGGAGCGCTAAATGTTACGGAAGCTTCAATTGTAGCTACCAGACTTTATGCATAAGGAATTTGTTTATGGGTTGCGGATGTTCGTCTTCTAAAAGCAGCTGTGGGTGCACTGAATCATGTGTTACGTGCCCCACGGTTTGCGTAGTTCTTACAGTAAGCAACTCATGGAATATTCCTGCTTGCGGGTCTAATGCCATACTTGCAGTTGATGGTCTAACAAGTGTTCTTGTTGGGGCGTATGTCTATAACCCAGATTACGGCTCATTTAAGATACTAGGGTTTAATTCACTCAATGGTCAGATTACTGTTGAAAATGAATGTATAGATGGTAATGCTGCTCCTGGAACTACTGTACCTGCTGATACAGAATTTATCTTTTCTTCTACTCCAACAAGTTCTGCAGTAAGTGTAATTGAAGCTTGGGTAACTCCTGCTTGCTCAGCTACTGAAGTTTTAACTGTATCTGCTCACCCTACAATTGTAGTTGGTACTTATATATATAATCCAGATTACGGTTGGTATGAGATTACTGCTTACGATCCTAATACCAATATCTTAACAGTTAAAAATAACTGTAACACTGGTAATGTAGCTGCTGGTACTGCGGTACCTGCTGGTAGTGTGTTTATATTTACTGATCCTCCTTTTGGTAATGAGTTTATTTACGCAGGGGGTACGTCAGCTGGAGCAGTTAATGCTCAGACTTTATCCTTTACCACTACGGCTACTGCTTATTACGTCGGGATGACAATTGATTTTCTAGCAGGTCTTACTAATACTGCAGCAAGTCCTACCATAGATGTTAATGGATTTGGAGCAGTAACATTAGTTGACCAGATTTTAACAGCACTTCCAGCTGGAACTATTATAACTAACGTTCAGTATACGATTGTTTATAATGGAACTAATTTTGTTGTAACTAGCCCTGCAAAGACTAAGAGAACTACATATACTCCTACGCTTACTAATGACGGAGCAGGAGCATTTGCTACAAATGTATTTACTACCTCAGCATGGGAGTTTGATTTTACTTCTCGTATGTGTGATTTAGATTTACTATTTAATACAGATATGAGTGGCGTGACTGTAGCAAGTCAGGTAATAGCTTCTCTACCTTTTACAGCTTCTAGTAGCCTTATTATTCCTGCATATGTTAATGACATAGCAGCAGGATCAGGTAACGTAGCGGTATCAGCTGGTGCTACAGCAATATTTAAGAAAGATGTAGCTGGAACAAACTATAGTTCTAATACAGGTAGAATATTTGGAACTCAACTTAGATTTAAGGTGGCATAATGTCTTGTAATAGATGTGGACAAACTAGTAGCACTTGTAGATGCAGTTCGACCTGTGGGGGGTCTGCATATTATTTAGATACTCCAGTATGTCCAGAAGATCATTGTGCAAAGATATATGAACAGCAGTTTAACTCTGCTATTTGCCCAGCTGTAGCTTGGAACGTACCATCGTGTGGTCAAACTGCAGTGGTAAGCGTACCAGGTATTATTGGTGCTAGTATTGGTTCTTATATTTGGGCAGATACTTTTGGTTATTTTCAGATAACTAGTTTTGATGCTCAAAGAGAAACGTTAGGTATTACTAATAATTGTACTGAAGGCAATGCTGCTCCTGGTACTCAGATTCCATCTTGTACTTGTTTTGTTGTTACTGTTCCTCCAGTAGTACTTCCAAGTACAGCATTGTGTGTAGCCGTATCGTTTACTGCTCCAGAACTAAATATTCCAACTGATATTACTCTTACTACTACAGTAGGACTAACTGCATCTGATACAGTACAGATTGGTACAGGATTTTATTTTGTTGAAGCTATTAAACCTAATAATGTAGTTACGATTATTAATAAAGGCTCAGGTATCACTCCTGGTACTCCAGTTGTTGCATATGACGCAAATGGGGAACCTCAGTATTGTCTTTCAATTATTTCAAGCAATCCTTGCGACGCTGACGCTATAGCGGATGGTCGGTTACTTGCTTGTGATGGCGATGGAGTTTCCGCACCTTTAGGTGATCCATGTTTGCAGGGTTATATCCCAGTAGTAATTGATGGTAATTGCAATGTTGAGATGCAGCCAGCTATTACTCCTCCAATTTGTACACATTTAACTTCACCGTTAAATTTAGTTATTGGTACTGATACGTATAATATTGCAGTTAATAGCACTGCTTCTCTTGCTCAGTATGACATTCTTACTTTAAGTGGTATTCCAAATAACCGAGCAACTATTAACACGGTTACAGATGGTACTCATCTTAATATTACAATTACTCCTTCCATTACTACGGCACTTACTATGCCAGTAGGTACGTTGATTTGTACGATTAACTGCTGTGAGCTGCTTGATTTAGTTACAAGCAACTTAGAACTTCAAGCAACTTATAATGTTATTGGAGCAGAAGTTACTCCTGGAACTCTTACAGGCGCTGCACAATCCATAAACGGTCCGCAGGCTAACGCAGGACCGTATGTAAATACTGGTACTAATCCAATGGATTACATGGTTACTTTTGAGTATGGGTGGTCTGGTTATTATGAGACGCTAGCTGGAACCCAACAGGAATCTGAATTACATTTTATTCATTCTTATGGCATAGCTTCTGGAGCAATTGGAACTACTGCACCAGCTGTAGCTGTAACAGATACTACAGTGAATCTTTTTGAGTCTAGAGTTGTCCCTAGTCCATCAGTTGACGAATGGTATTTTGGAAGATCGCACAGTAGAACTATTGTCGGAACTATAGCTCCTGGGAATGAAGTTAGATTTTGTGCATTACCTAATTTGACGTTAAATATTGTGTCTGATTGTCAAATACACTATCAACAAGTAAATTGCAAAATAACGACTGTTTTAATAAGTTCATAATGTGGCAGAAACTATTATATTTGCAGGCACGACTGAATTTTCTGGAGGGATGAACGCCTCAGTCTCTCCTAATGCCATTTCAGATAATCAATATTTCTTAGGTGTAAATGTAATTCCAAGTAAAGCTTTCTTAGGTCCTCGGTGGGGATTTACAGAGATAGAATTAGATTTTACTTTAACTGGAGACTATACACGTACTACTGGCGTTAAAGTATCATACGAGGAAATTTTTAAGAGTGGAAAGTTTCAAGCGTTTATTCCTTACAGTATTGGTCCTGATTACTTTTTTATATACATTGTTTCAGGATTTATATTTCTAGTTAATTTACAGGATTTAACGGTTACTGTTCTTAATAAAACAGATCAATTAAATGTAGATGCAGACCGTGTTAATTGGTCTAGCGCAGGTAATTATCTTGTTATATTTGATTTTCCTAATCGGCCTTTTATCTTAGAAGGTATTCAGATTCATCGTTCTGATCCTGCTTTATATGAAGTACCTGTATCAGTAATGGGAACGCACAACCAAAACAGACTTTGTATTGCTAATGCTGGAATTGATTGGACTGCTGGAGATCCTGCAGGATCAGTTGCTACACCACTTGCTCCGGTATCTTTCCAAGAAGTATTAGTACCGTCTTCTCCTTACGTAGCTAACGTATATCAAGTACCTACGTCAAATAAGAATAATGACTTTATTACTGCGATGGGATTTCTACAAGTACAAGATACGAGTACTGGAATTGGTCCTCTTTTAGTAGCTACAAATACGGCTGTTTATTCTTATCGAACAGACGTACCAAGAGCAGCTTGGCAGGGTGGTAATAACGGATTCGTATTTGGATCTTGCTTACTATTTAGAGATGGTATTGTTGGTCAGCGTGCACACGTAAACGTGGGAAGTGATCTTATATTTAGATCTTCTGATGGACAAGTTCGTGCTCTGTCAATGGCTAGAAATCAACAGCAACTTTGGGGTAATTCTCCAATATCAAGAGAAGTTAATTCTTTATTAGAGCAGTCTGATCCTGATTTAGCTTATGTATCAGTTACATCTTATTATCAAAATAAGATTTTTAATACCTGCAATCCTTATAGAGTTCCTTGCTACAGTGCAGAGGGAGCATTACAAACGGATTTTGTAAGCTCAGGTGTATTAACCATTGAGTTAGACACAACAGCTAGTCTTTCTCAACGATCTAACCCTGTATGGGGTGGAGTCTGGACAGGACTACACTTCATGGATTTTGGGTTAAATAATCAACTATTTTATACTGCTTCAAAATTAGATGGTAGAAACAGGTTATTCTTAATAGATAAGAATAAGACGCATGACACCATTAAAGGTAAAGAACGATATGTTCGTTCAGTACTTTTAACTAAGGGGTATGATAATACGGATATAACGGTTAATAAAACGCTTCATTCTTTAGATCTTGGACTTCGAAATATCGAAGAAAAATTGAAAGTCAGTGCGGATTATCTATCTGGTACATACGGACAATTTATACATTGGAAAGACTTTACTTACGAAGCTCCTGTAGAGCAGTGTAAACCGTTTCCTAATTTTGCTAATGGATTAGTACCACAGGGAATTAGAGACTTAAATCTTGGGGGAGTAAGCCAAGTAACTTGTAACGTAGCAAATAATACAATAACAGCAGTATACAAAGACGTTCAAATACGGCTTATAATTACAGGTAAATACTGGGAGCTAGAATATCTAAAGCTTAAATCCGTTTTAGTACCACAAGCAGAGCAGATTACGTATTGTGAACAATCTAAGATTGCCCCAGTACCTGCGCAGTGTTTTGATATTTGGCAGATTCCAGAAAGTAATGATTGTAAAGAGGAATAGTTTATGGCGATACAGAGTGTAATTACAGGTGCAATCAAAGTTAAAGGGGTGCCATCTTCTGCATGTTTTACAGACTTTGCTGACCTACTTAAAAGCTTAGGTGACTATCTTTTAGTTGAGATTCCAAATCAATCTTTCTCTAACGTAGTTATTTCGGTAAGCCAGCCCGGTCAGGCTGACAGAGGTAAAATTTGGTATAAATTATCCTCTGCTGGAACATACGTAGGACAGTTTATCTATGCAGGCGCATCAGGAACATGGGTTCAGATTACTCCTGCTCCTAATCAGATTTTCTGGCTATATGGGGATTCAGCTACTCCTCCTGCTGGATATAATTTTGATCTAGTTCAGACACTATTTTCAATACCCGATTACACTGCCCTAATGAACCAGGCAATACCGGCTGGATTAACTGCGCCTTATAAATACTATCCTGCTATATGGGTAGGCATTTAGGTGATTTACACACCAGTTAAAACCGTGGCAAAATACAGATAACCTTTACAGGAGATAATTATGGCAATTCCATTGCTTGACGTTCGCGCTACATTCGCTAAAATTGCGGCAGGTTTCAAAGTAGGTAAACTATTTGGTACACCTCCAACCCCCCCAAGTCATCCTTTCCGAGAAGGAAGAGATCCTCTAACGGCTCAGGCTCAAAACCTCGATGGTCCTCCTTCTATGAAGGCATCGGCTTTTGGTGGAAAGACCTATAGTCAACGTAAATAGTTTTATTAGGAGAATGTATTATGTCAGCCCCAGGTTCATGTGTTCAGTTACTTCCACTTTGTTCTACACCTAAAGTTGCTACCCGCGAGGGTATGACCGGTGCTAATGCTTACATGAATATTGTAGGTGTTGGTCTTTGGTTCGCTTCAGGTCAATCTCTTAGCTTCCCTAACTCTACACGAGTTCAGCAGAAGGGTATGAATGAGCAGGGTCTTGTTAAAGCTAATACCTTCACGAAAGGTTTTGCTTGCAGCACTCCAGCTTCATGTCCAGCTTAGTAGGTAAATATGTGCAACTGCGGCGGGGCTATACGATATAATCGTGCCGCAGTTGCGGCTGCTAAACAATCAGCAGCCAAAGCTCAGTCTTCTACACCGGCAGTAGAAACGCCCCCAGTTCAAGCCGTGGCACCAGTTCGTAGATCCGGTAGAGGTGGCTACCGACTCCCAAGAATACCCGTATAATGAGGAATCTCCACTGTGATAACATATGGTCAAGCAAAGGTTATACTAGCTAAGTATGTTGGTCTAAGTGGCACATGTGTCGACGGAGACGGAGTTGATTTATTCGTAAGGCAGGTTCTTCAATATCTGCTTTTAAAAGGTACATACGGTAACGAGCGTAAGTTTTGTTTTCACGCTGAAAACGGATGTATCACCCTTCCAAAAGAATTAGAAACACCATTAAAGATGAAGATTGACGGGGCTATAGGCTCCGTTTGGAATCGTTGGTTTGAATACCATAGTGGTAATACTCTTGATAACGGCTGTCTCGCACAGGAGTCATTGTTCATTGAACCTAACAGGTATGCTACGGTATACGATATTCCTGCCTGTGGAGCTTTTGTAGGAGCTTTAGCTAACTGTGATGAGTCAGAAGACGCTTTTGTTATTGTTAAGGGCACAGACGTAACAGGCAGGGAAATATTCACCATGCACAAAGGTGAAAAGATTACAGGAGAGTATCTTTCTCTTTGTAAGGGTAAGGTAATTAGAACTACCGTTCAGTTTGGAAAAATTAGAGAAATCGTTAAAAGTAAAACAAATGGATATGTAACGTTACTATCTATGAATGAGTGCGGAACGTTAAGAAAGTTCTTATCTGATTACGGTCCATACGATGAACTTCCTTCTTATCAACGTGCACGAATCGTGCAGCAACCTTGCCCAAATATATGTCAAGTAACAATCTTAGGAAGAATTAGACTTAAAGATCATTATGCAAACGATGATGTTATTCCGTTTGATAATGTCTACCTTCTTAGTGTTGCAGGTCAAACAGTTAATAGTATGTACAATACAGACGTACAAACTGCTATAGCTCGTGACAACTACGCTACTAATCTTATCGAAACTGAAAACAACTATAAAACACCTAATGTCGGACAACCAATGGAAGTCTTTAGACCTCTTAGTGGCGGCATGGTTATGAATGCCTCACGAGCAGGTAGAATAAGGCGTAGGTTTGGGTGGGGGAGGTTGGGTGGATATTAGTATGTCAACAAACGGCCACTTAAAAAACGAATGTAATTTTTCTCACGATACTCGGATACTTATAAATGATATGCATACTATGGTAGCTGGAATATCAGAGGCTCAAAAGAGTATGGCAGTATCAGCAGGAATTATGGCAACTACTAATGCTAAAGCTGAGACAAGGTATGAAAAGCTAGAAAATATGCTTGAAGGAGCAAATGAAAGAGCATCAGGAAAAGGTCAGATGCCTATATCAAGTCACCTAATTATCGTAGCTACAATACTCCTTAGTATGTTATTAGTGATTAGCTACACGACAAAACAAACAGTTGAAGGTACTATTAATTCGCTTAAGATTGGGACCGCACAAAAATGAGTGTCATTTACAAACCATCAACCTCCAAGGGTCCTGTACTGATAATCCCCCAGGAAGCAAAGTCTGCTCCTACGATTACGCTCGAAAATGGTACGGTTGTTACTGCTGTTCGTGCTGGAACAGGTGGTGCATCTGGAGTTTATAATGGACACGAAGGTAAACAATGGGTGTTTCCTTCACAAGTTTTAGGACAAAAAAATGCTACCCTTAGTGTAGATGGGAATACTCAAAAACTCGATAACACTAACATGTCTTATCGTGGTGGTTCCGTTGGTGGACTTGGAGTTAGTACTAAAGGTGCAGTAGGTGATACTACATCAGGAAGTGGATCTACTAATGGATATCAAAATGTCGGTGAATATGGAGTAGCTCCACAGTTTATTGGAGACAAATTTCCTAATCCAGTATTTTCTGAAAATGCTGCTGATAAATATCGTTACATTGATCCTATTAAGTTTGGTCAAGATTTTGTTCCTTCACAGACTAAACAGTTGGCAACTAATTTTGCTAACTCTAAAGGCTTTGCTTTAGATGTTTTAGATACAGAATTTGCAGGGATTAATAACTACGTATCAAAATCATCTGCTTTAAAGCGTTCTGAGATTGGTACTGATAATGCTTTTAACCAAGCTCAAAGAACTGCGCAGGTTAATGCTGCAGTGCCTGATGTTCAAAAAGATTTAAACTCCGTAGCTGCAGACGCCAGATCGTATGCCAGTGGAAACGTTCCTAACGCAGTAGCAAATAATGCCTTAGCATTAGGAACTCGTAGTGCTGCAGCTGATGTTGCATCGTCTTCTGGTTTTGGAGTTAATTCTTCGGCTGCTAGAAAAGTATCTGACCTAATGAGTGCAGAGGACAGGATTAAGCTTTCTCAGTACGGAGAAGGATTGCTATCCTCTAACGCTGCACAAAGAACTGAGCTTAATTTAGCTCCTACTGCGTATAGTACGGTAGGTAGTGACATTGCTACTAACCCTGGAGTATCTGCAGGTCAGTCTCAAGTTAATCTTTATAACACTCAAAACCAAGCAACTTTGCTTTCTCCTGAAACATCTTTTCAATCAGGGATTCAGCAACAGCAATTTGTTACAAGTAGCACTCAACAAAATACTCAATTTAACACTAGTAATGCTAATAATTTTGCTTTGTCTTATTTTAACTACTTAAACAGTTATACAAATGCCGTAGCAGGTGCTGGACAGACTAATGTCAATACTACCTTGTCTATTAATCAGCAGCAGCAAGCAGCCGATATTGCACAAAAGTTTAGAAAACAATCCCAAGACAGACAGGCTACTAAAGATATTTTAGGAGCTATAGGAAATATAGCAGCTGCGTCATATGCTGCATCTGATAAGAGATTAAAAGACAATGTAAGTGAGTATGTAACAGGATCTTTAGATGTATCAAAATTACATATTATAAACTACAAATATAAAGAAGATTCCATTGTAAATGATGGTGGCAAACCTCACATAGGAGTGTTCGCGCAGGATCTTCAAGAAGTATTTCCAACAGCTGTTATGGAGCATTCTGAAGGATATCTACAAATCAATCCAACAGAAATAATTTTTGCTCTTGTTGGAGCAGTGCAGGATCTTCAAAGAAAAGTAGCGGAGTTAGAAAATGGAAGGTGATCTACTTAGAAAATATCGTGATGGATACATCATTCCTAAAGGAGAAACTCCTCCTGCTGATCACGTCGTTGCTGGTGACCTAAACGATAGTAATACCTATATTCTTCCTAAACAAATCTTAGAAACTGAACACGCTCAATATACTACAGCTGATCCTGGGGCTGCTATATATGATCCTTCTACATTTGCTAGGTCTTATCATAAAGCAGGTGCAGCGTTAGCCTCTACAGGAATCACTAATCAAGCTGATTCTAATACAGTTAATGTAGGTGTTGATTTTAAAGGCAATCCTGTTTATTCAAACGCTCAGTTAGCTAATAGTAAAGATACTTCTCTAGGTACTACTGCAGCATTCCATAGTGGAATGGCTCTAGGAGCAATGGGTGCTTTTAGTTCACAAGATGAAGCTGATAGATATGTAGCTATTGGATTAAATGCCCAAGATCCTCAGCACCACGCAAAACTTGATCAGTTAAAATCTGCAGGAGATGTTAATGGTTTTGTAACTGCTATAGGTGCGGCCAATGACAGATACACAGGATATAAGATGTATGAGAACTGGAATAATCTTTCTCCAGCTCAAAAATCTATAGGATCATCTACTACAGGAATTCAAAATTTTAGATTTAATGACGGCCAAACTTTTGAAACTAAAAAGCTTACTCCAGAAATTCCTGGCGTCCCCGCAATGTCTGCAGGTGATGGATTACAATTAGCTTCGCAGGGAATCAATGTTCCTCCTGCAACTAGAAAATGGAATCAATTATCAGCTATTCAAGAAACCCAGTTTACTCCTAAAAAATCGTCTGATGTTGTTAATACTGCTCAGTCTCTTGGGATTCTTGGTTATGATATTGATGGTAGATCAGTTCCTATTGATAACCAAAAAATGTCTCAAATGCAGATGCAACCTGTGCCTCATTACGGTGTTGGAGCGGTTACAGTTCCAGTATCAAGTGGAGTCCCTACAGGATATTCAATCGTAAAAAATATGGGGGATAAAAACATTGCTATCCCAACTGCTAATAGAGGTACAGCTTTAGTAAACGCTCCTGATGTCGCTTCACGTTCAGCAGGTACAATATATGGTAAATGGAACAAAAAGGACAACGTTAAACAAGATCGCGGGGTGGTTGGTGGGAGTGCTCTTTCTGGCGGCCTTGATAATATGGCTACTACGAATCCTTATTCTCTCGGTGCAGTTATCACTCACGCTTCTTTCGAACATGTAACTCCTGTAGGTAAAGACAACGATATATCTCACGTGTCTCAGTTACTAAACGTATCACTTAATCGCTTATCAACAGGTGATGTAGGGAAAAATACAGATGGTAAAGAAAATTATCCAATTCATAGTGGAACTTTTGATGAAAAGACCTATGGTGCTACTGTAAAAGACATCCGTGGTCAATATGCTAAATCTGGAGTATCAAGCAAAGAGATTGGTTACCAACTTGCTAACCAAGGCTTTGCTGAAGGAAGATTTGATGAATCTCAAGCAACAGCGTTACATCGCTCCTTAGATATGGTATTTGATGATAACAGTTATGTACTAGCTCAAAAGCTAAACACTGGAAAATCAAAAGGTATGAGTATTTTGGAGAAACGTCGTGGCTGAACAATACGAATCATTTAAAAGCCAGGCTCCTAATGTAGATGTTAGTCTATTTGTTGATGCTGTATCAAAAGGTATTGCGCAAGGGCAAGCTTTACCAAGTATTGCTGGATCAATAGCGCAGGGTGTTAATCAAGGATTTGATAATTTTAATAAGACTTCTCAGTCTCTAGCAGGAGTATCGGCTACTCAGGCTCAAACTGCATCTATTGAAGCACAAAATAAAGTAAATGAAGATCCTGCTGTTATAGAAGCTAAGAAGACTAAGATAGAAGCAGACGCAAAAATTGCTCAAAATGAAGCTGAATATGGAGCTAAAAATGGTGCTGTAATAGCTGAAACAAAAGCCAATCAAGCCGAGATTGCTAATAAAGAATCTACTCAGAAATTACAAAAACTAGACTATATTCAGAAAGGAATAGATATTTTAGGTAGTATCGGAAAAGGTCTTAGCACAGAAGACGGTTCTGCTTTTCTTAATGATCCTGTAACTAGACAATTTGCTAGAGAAGATCCTAAATGGGGATATTCACTATCGCAACAAGCATCTCAGGCAGGAGTTGATGGGTCTGTAGTAAAGTCATTTACCACAGATGTTAACAATGCATCGATGGCACTTAATCGTGCTGCAGTTCTACAAAGTTCTCAAAGGTCTTTGCAAAATCAAGCTATTAAAAATAGTGCTCAAGTTGAAGAATCCACTGCTACACTTCAAACATCTGACTCTATTAGAAATGCTATGATGGGTAATAACTATGACCCAAGTAAGCTGTATATAGCCCCTTCTGGGAGTCTAGTAAGAGATTCTAAAGGCAATATTAAAACAGACACTATTACTGGTAAACCTTTAGTATCAGATACTACCGATACCAATGATAAACGATATATAGCTATGTATGATGGCAAAGCTATAGATACGTTTGACGAAGCAACAGGTAAAGATTTTCATAAGGCAATGGGACCTTATAGACTTGGTACTGGAGCAATATCATCACAATTTCCAATGTATAATCCAGAGACTGGAGAGATACAAACATCTACATCTGTAAACACTTCTGGTACAGGTTTAGCTGCACAACAAAATGCTAGAATAGATCAGGCACTTGAAGAAGGATCTCCACAAACAGCTGCTCCAAGTGGACCATCTCCTGAGAGTTTAAAAGGTACTACTGAGCAGGAAGCTAAAGCTATTATTGACAGATTTCGTACTAAGCAGTCTGAACTTAAAAATACTCCAAGGGAATTTAGACAAATTGTTGAAACAGTTCAGACCAATCCATATCTTGCAAATGAGACTCCGATTGTTAAAGCACTCGCTTCTCAAGAAAGCGGTGGTAAAAATGACGCTAAATCACCAACAAATGTACAGGGAGTAATGCAAGTTACTGGAGCTACTTTTAATGACATTGCAAACAATCCTAAATATCGACAGTTAATGTCTGATCCTACTACGGGAAACCCCTATGCTAAATCAGATCCGAGAGCACAGGTTCAGGCAGGCAAGATATATCTGGGTGAGCAGTTACAAAATTTTGGGGATATGGAACTTGCTCTAGCTGCATATAGCGCAGCAGGACCTGCTAATGTCGCAGCTGCTATAAAAGCTACAAAAACAAAAGATAAGAGTTGGCAAGCAATAAAACCTCAACTTAAAGCTATTGTAAGTGAAGATGTATGGAAGCAGGTAGAAAACTACCCAGAAAAAGTATTAAGATTTTACACGTATTATAAAAAATAGTTACTAAAATGGCAGATGAACAACCAAAACAGCCTGCAATATCTTTTAGAGGTGATGCAGAGGCAATTCTTGCTAGTAGTCAAAATGCAGATCAAGGCATAAAAGACCTTGTTGAGGCATATCAATCTACTCCTTGGGATGACAGTTCGCAGGCTCTTAGTATAGTAGAAGAGTATGCCAATAAATTAAGAGCTAAAACACCTGGTGAGGAGAACCTGCTTACTCGTGGAGAAGTATTAAGCATTGCTCCAGTCACAGAAGAGGAAGTAAATTATAATCCTTATAAATGGGAAGAAGAAAATCTAGCTGCTATAGAAAAGGGAGATAATCCTTATCTTCGTGCCTATCAAGATACTATTAGTAAAGCACTTGAAGACACTACAACAGGAACTATTCAACAGATAAATACTTTAATAGATAGTAGCGAAATAGACGATAAGATGGCTAGAGCAGCTTTAGGTTTTGTGCCTGCTATCCCTAAAGTATTAAGTAGCATCCCAGGAGTATCAGATATATTTCAAGGTGAAAAAGGTCTTCAACGACAGCTTAGAGCTGATAGCAATGATACCTTTTCATCTGCACTTGCAGGTGGTGTAGGTAGTCTACTTTCTACTCCTGTTGCTGCTTTTGACCTTTTAACACGCATACCTGTTTATGGTGTTGAGCAGTTTAGAGAGTCTAGAAATTCGGGTGCTAGTATTACTACAGCATTAGAATCCGCATCTATTGAAGCAGCTAACCAAGCGTTTGATGTTGTATTAGATAAATTAGTATTTGGCGCAACACTTAAAAAAGGTAAAGGACTTTTAAAACCTTTTTTACAACGCGCCACTACTGAATCATCTCAAGAATTTGCACAAGATAAAATTAGTGATATTGCAGACGTTGTAGGACTTAATAAAGATCAATACGACGAAGTATTTAGCAGAAGTGCTCTAATGAGTGCGGGTGTTGGAGCAGTGTTAGGTGGAGCATCTGTAGCTGTAGAAGCTGCCGCACCTGGTACATTAGGAGCTGTAGATAACACACCTACTCCTACGGAGCAGGCACAGGACGCTGTATCAGAACAAGCGTCAACGGATCTTCAAACCGAATTAGGGTTATCATTTAAAGAAACAGAGCCCGTAGAGAAAATAGCTGTGATTGGAGAACCTGTGGATGGTGGACAAAACGTCACTACCATAGAGGAAGCATCAAACGGAGCTATTTTACCCGTAGATGCAAGTGGTGGGTATACCACAGACATCGGCGAAGCTTTTATTGAAAATGAAGACGGTACTACTAGCAGAGTAATAGATGGTGCAAAAAAACAGGCTCATAGCAATGCTATGATGGTATCTCCTGAAGTTGCTAGTAAAATTGCACAACTTCAAACAAAAGAAACTACTGATGGTGGTCCGATAGTAATTGAAAATGATGACCTTGGTAGACCATACATAAATCATCCTTATGTTGCTAGTGATTTAACTCTGCAAGAAGAGCCTGCAAATGCTGGTCCAACTCTAATTCCACAAGCTGAAACTGGACATACTTTACAATATTCAAATCGTATAGATGAGTTAGGTAGTGTAGAGCATAGGGCAACTGTTAGTCAGGGTAAGTCAAATGGTACGTCTACAGCAGGTGCACAGAAAGTGGAAGAGTCCACGGTAGCGGAGAAAATAAGATATCAAAATCCAGACGCACTTAATCCACAAGTTCAAAAGCTTTTGGGCTTATATGAAGATTTTGCTGTTGGTCTTACCTACACACCAAACACTGCGGAAGTTAAAGATCAGACCATTGATAATATAATGGCTGTTTATGACAACAATTATATTTTATTTGCCAATGCTATAACAGGTAAAGATTTTGGAGATATCACTACTGATGAGTCAGTTGTAGCAGGAATCGCCGCTCATGAACTTGCTAAAAAGGCAGAGGAAATACGCGCTGCCGAGCCTGAAAAAGCTGAGCAGTACGATATATTGTCTGCTAATTTAGCAACTGCTTCGGTAAAAAGTGGTAGCCAAACTGCACAGGCATTAGAGTTTAGAAAGCGCATACCTTTTACAGGCACTACGGTTACTGCAAAATTACGTGCAGACGCTACTCAACTTGCTACTGCTAAGGTAGCACAGGATGCTGGAATAAGTGTTGCTCAAGTAGAAAACGTCGTCAAAGAAGATGCTCAGCTTGATCTATTACAGGTTGGAATTAATGAACGTGAAGCAACTATAAACGAGCAGGAAGTAAAGGCTGAAGAGGCTTTTAACGCTCCTGATAAGCAGGTATCAGATATAGAAAAACAGATTATTGATTCTGATAATGCTACTAGTTCTGAGATTGAAGATGCTCAAAAACAACTTGATGAAGTTGTTAATCAAAATGTCGAAGTAGAAAAGAAAGCTACGGAATTAGAAACACAGGCTGACAATATTAAAAATAACCAAGAAGAGGCTAATTCAAAAGTAGATGAATTAACTAAAAAAGTAACTGAGCTTAGTAAGCCTGTAGATATAGTTCCAACTACTAAGGTAGATAATCTTATTGCCAAGAAAGCTACTACAGACTCTCCAGAAGCTTCTGCTAAAGTAGAGACAGCTAAAAAGAAAGTAGATGCTGCTAAGGTCCCATCTGAAAAAGCATTAGCTAGAGCAGAATATCAAAAAGCTTTAAACGAAGAAAAGCTTCGTGCTAAAAAAGAATCTGCTGATTTAGATGCTCAAATACGTAAGGCTAAAGAAGAACACGCACAAGAACAAAAAAGATTAAAAGCGGAAAGGGATGCTGAAATAAAAGCTACCAAAGAAGAACTTGCTCGTGCTAAAGAAGAGGCTAAGGCTAACAAAAATCAGTTAGCTGTAGAAAAAAGAAAGCAAGCATCTGAGCTTAGAGCACAACAAAAGATAGCAAAAGTAGAAAAAGAAGCTGCTCTTAAAGAAGCTCGCGCAAAAAAGAAAGAAGAAAATACAGCAAGAAAAGCCGCTCTTAAAGAACAACTACGGGCTGCAAAAGAGTTAAGAGAGCAGACTAAGAAACAACGTAAAGACTTATTAGACCAGCAAAAGGCAGAAGCAAAGGCTGCCAAAGAAGCTCTTAATAAAGATCGTGAAAAAATACAAGCAAGAAAGGATAGAAACAAACAGTTAAAAGACGCCGTAGATTCTTATAAACAACAGTTTGCTTCTAAGATTACTCCTGATGTGGTTAAAAAGATTAACTCCCTTGTAGACGCGGCAAAAAACTTTACAGGTAGTACTCGTAAAAAAGCATTAGACGAACTAGGACGAACACTTGCTAAAGTTAAAGGTATTGAGTTAGTAGCTGGAGCTGATCCATGGTCTACATTTTGGCAAGCAAACGTCTTGTCAAGTGTTTCCACTAACTTTGCAAACATTGTAGGTAACTCTTTTTCGCCTATATATCAAACATTTAGAGATGTAGGCAGAGGAGATTTCAAAAAAGCTGGAAGGTTTATCAAAGGATGGACATCTGCAATATTTAGCAAACGCGCAGGAGAATTAACTGGTACAGCACTTAGAGGGGAATTACAATCAAGAGCAGTAGATGTTGAAACAGAGACAGAGTTAAAAGACCTTGCAACAGGTGTAAAACTTGGTAAAGAAAATGATCCTGTTAGGGTTATCCAATCACTGTTTGGAACAGGACGACTAGGTAAGTTTCTATCTTCTCCTGCAGTAACTCTTCGTGCACTAGGAGCAATGGATGCAGTGTTTTCAAGAGCCTCTCTTGAAGGTCGTATTGCTAGAGAAGCTCCATCTTATGAGTCGTATTTAAAAAACAAGGCCGATAACTACGGAAAATTCGTAGTTCAAGCTAAGAATGAAAAAGCACAGCTAGAATCAATAGGTGTAAAAACTGACAAAAACTTTGTTAATAACAGAGCAGATGAAATTGCATTAGAATCACTACCAAAAGAGACTTCTGATAGACTTAAAAAAGCGGTTAGAAAAGATGTTTTTCAAGCAGATCCTACAGGGGTTACTGCAAAACTAACGGCTAGAGTTTTAAACGGCGTAGGCAATGCAGGCATTCCTTATACAAAAAATCTTAACGTAAAAAACACGATTGCATCTGCTATTGGATTTGCTAATAAAGTAGCTCGTAACGACATGGGCGTGGATCAAGTTTATCCACTAGTTGTTCAAGGTTTATCTGAAGGAAAGACATTAGTCATTAATGGTAAAGAAGTAAGCAGCACCAGTACTGAAAAGATCCTGGGTGAGATCGTAAATGCTGTAAACAATAAGCAGATAATAAGTTTAAAAGGCGACACTATAAAGCCACTTAAATATGCAGTTGGGATGTTTGTTAAAACTGCATCTAATATTTTAGACCTAAGTCTAGAAATGATACCAGGAATAGGTATCCTAGATAAGAAATTTGGTGGTGCTTTTTCAGATCCTGAGTTTACTGTGGAAGACAGGCAGCAACTTATGGGTATGCAGGCAGCATCTACAGTATTTACAGGAGCTATATTTGCAGCAGCTTTTGCAAATATGGATGATGAAGAGAACGCGCCATTTTATATTTACGGTGGATTAAGAGATGCTGGTCTACGAGATGCTTACAAAGTAAAAGGAATCAAACCTTTCTCCTTTAGAGTAGGTACAAAAGTAGTATCTTATAAAGATATACCAGGATTAAACCTTATATTTGGTGGAATTGGTGCTGTTTCAGACGCAATGATGGTTGCAAAAAGAGATGTACATAGTCCTATAACACTTGGATCAGGACTACAGTCTGCTGGCATGGGAGCCTTGTATGCTGCAACGCAGCTGAGTCTACTAAAAAACATAGGTACACTAGCAGACTTGTTAGCTGTACAAGATCCTAAAGCTAATAACTCTGCCTGGGATGTTGTATCCAATATGGCTGCAGGTGCTGTACCATTTGCAGGAGCAGGAAGAGAGTTAGAGCGGTTTGTATATGGAGATTTATCACGTCCAAAAGATGTTCCTAACAGAATGCTGCAAAATATTCCTTTTGCTAAGTTTGTATCTGATAACGAACCTGCGCTAAATATGTTTGGAGAGCCGGTAAGGACTAGTGTAATACCCGGTATCGGTAGATTTTTAAGTGACTATACATCATCTTATGAATTAGATTGGGCTCTTAGTAATGGGTATACATTCTCATTACCTAAAACTAGTGGAAAATTATCTAAACAAGATCAGGCAAAATACTCGGATATGCTAAACTCAGAAGATCCTGATAATTTTGAGCCATACCTAACTGAGGAAGATCAGAGAGCATATATTCAGTTGTACGGTCCAAAGCTAAGGGAAACTTTGGGTAAATATGCAAATAATTATCCTTTTGGATATTCTCCTGATGTTCAAAAAAAGCTTGATAGAGAATTAAAACTTTATAAAAAGCAGGTTAAGAATGAGATATTACGGTAATCTGCTTATACTTCTCTAAATACTCTTCTAACTGAGCCATTGCGTCACGAGAATTACCGCCAAATACACCGTTGACATCGATGGTAAGCATCCTGCAGGGTGCAATACATCCTTGTAACTCACTTACCTTATTAGCGGTGTGTATTCGTATACCCGCACGTCCTGGTACGCTTAACACTTCCCACATCTCTTTATTAAAACGATTAGAAAACGTTCTAGCTAATGCGTAAGTTCCTGTAGGGATGCACGATACATTGTTCTCATTATTAAGCCATGGTCGCTCTATACAGTAACAAATAGCCTTATCATCAATGCTTAGTACTCCAGGAGTAGTACCTCTATATTCAGGGAGTCTATGTAGTTTTATCATGATTGACCCATCCTTATACGTGGTGGAAGCTTTCTTGGCATATCCATCTGATCTAAACTCTTACATTCAAGCAACATCTTAGCGTACTCAATCCTGTCTCTAACGATTTGCCTACGAGATTCAGTTAGCTCTAGTACTTCTATAACATCTTTATAAGCTATAAACCTCGGTAATCCCTTCTTGGTTTCATTAGAGAGCCACTTAATGGCCTGCTTTCTAATGTGCCTTTCACCCTCTACTAAGTCCCTTAGCGCTCTATTAAGCATAAAAACCATGCATAATGTAGCAGGACTCCACCTACGATCTTGAGCTTCTATGCTCTGGTTCCAAGAGGTAAATTTTTCCATAAAGTAAAAAAAAGGGTATGTATTGCTACACACCCTTACCAAACTATAATCCCTGTTTATCACCAGGTGGGATAGTAGGAACAAAGATACTAGGTCGTTTCTTTTCTCCTGCCATCGGACCAAATAGAGCAGGTGCATTCTTGTCAATCATTGCTACCTTACTCTTAGTCATCATGGTATGAGATTCTTTGCTCTCATCATCCATACACATCTCACCTTTCTCTTCCGCTTCTGTTTCCATCATCTTCTTCATAGACACTCCTTTTTATTACCTTCATGGCAATACTTTAGATATCTTGCGATATTAATAGCATCGGCACAATCATGAGAAGTTATCCTGCAGGATGGAAATGCAAGAGTGGCACTTCTGTAACTTTCTGCCTTTAGTGTTTCTTTATGAAGTTTCTTAGCTTTAGCAATCTCTTTAGGTAATAGACCTTTTTTGCTCGGTCGCTCCGGACTGTCAGTCATAGTGTTTTGCCAATCCTGAATGTTTATCTCTTGGTAAGGCAGTCCTAAATACTCCAGGATTCCTATCCATCTACCTTTGTTCATACCAAAAACGAAGGTGCTCGAAGCTGAAGAGCCGTAGATTGCGTGAACAGCTTCTATACCTATTATAACTTCGTTTGATTTAAGATTTGATAAGATTTTGTAAGCTTTTTTAATGTTATCTTTGCAGGATATTGCGATAACATTATCTGGCGCAGTTATAATTGCCAGGCCCGACGAGGCACCTGGATCAATTCCTAAGTACATCATGGATTAGCAATCACTTAATGTGCAAGCTTGTTTAGGCGCTGGAGCAGCGTAAAGTTCTCCGATAGATTCGCGCGTATCTTTGTAAATAAAAATACTTCCATCTTGCTGAATGACACTCTTATAACCAAGATCTTCAATCTCTTTAGTAATAACAGTAATCTTAGCTACAAACTCAGCATGAACAACCTGCATCTCTTTTGTAATCTCTTCACCTTTGGCTTTAAGTTCCAACAATTTCTCTTTCATTTATTTCCTTAATAGTTTAACAACTTGTTTAATATCCGCTTCCTTGCACCAATTTTGTCTTCCTGATAGAGGGGGATTTATTTGCCCAGGCTTTCTACCATTCATACAAGGAATCCAACCGAAACGAATTTTTCTTGCACTACGATTATAATAAAACATATCTGCATCTAATATGGAATTTCCATCATTAGATCTTATGTCTGCAACAACTTTATCATTACCGTGAATCTCTATTAGCACGTTACGTGGACAATTACCAACAATACTTGAGCATACTGGAATAAATGTTTTAGAAACTTTTCTGAGTGTATCAAACCAAGAATTAATTAATGGTTTACTAATACATCCTGATTCCAAAACAGGAGATACATACCATTTTATATCTGGATAATTATCTGCAAAAGATTTTAGTTTTTTAGCTCGTTTTAATAACTCAGTAGTTCCATTAACAGGCCAAACACACCTGTGGTTATTAGCTGTGCCATTAAGTAAGTGCATTCGTACAGAGGTAAATTTTTTTGAATCTAAAAGCAGTTTAAGATTTGGATATGGATCACCAAAACTAACATCGAGTACACCTATAGCGTAATTATTATCGACGTTATCAATCAGTATAGTTGGATCAGTTCTTGCTAGGGCTAAGACATCTAATCCTTTCTGTGACGAGGTAGAAAGGAGTAGTGCTAGTAAGGCCCAAAGAATCATTTAAACATCTCTATATAAGGGTTGGCATCGATTCCAAGAAGCTGTTTAAGTTTAATAAAATTTGGGTCAGCCGTAAACTCCTCATTACTAGCCGTGTGACCAAAGCCGATTCCACTACGCTCGATACCTTTTAGACCTACTAACAGATTCATACCTGAAAATAGTAAGGATTTATGACCTTTAGCTCTGGCATTACCCCACAGGGATAAATCAAAAAAGACTTGACCTGAGTGTACAGCATTTTCAAAATGAGGCAGGTAAGAGCGTTTAAAGCCTGTTTGACATAGACTAGCGTGTCTATGGTTATTCATTTCCTTAAATCCACGACGGGCTAGGTTGTAATAAGTAACATCAGACTCTCCTACTACATCTCCGTATTTTAGAAAATCCATCATAATTTCTAGGTATTGTGGCTTATACAGATCATCATCTTCCCATACGAACACGTATTCTCCCTTAATGTGTGGAATGAGATTAGCAAATTGATATCTCTGAGTATTAATTCCAAGTTTCCAAGTCAAAGGACAGGGGTAATATTCTTGTCCCATAGTGCAAGGAGTTGGATCATCTAACTTGTCATCTGACGAAACAAGCCACTGTATGTCACCTTTATAGGTCTGTCTTTTTACATAAGACTCAGTTAGTGAAAAAGCTTTTTTTCTCCAGCCAGTAGGTGTCAGCAAAGTTATTAGAGGCATAAAATACTCTTGTCTTCTATATCATTTACGTCATGGGCAGCAAACTGAGTATCTATATCTTTAAATACTCCTGAATTTGCATCAGGATTGGTCTTTCTCTTTCTATGTTCAGCTTTGCTTTTACAGTAGTAATGGTTAATACGGATTTTATCTGCAGTTGGTGGGTAATGAATTGCGTACTCTAACGGCATCTCATTCATTAGCTCATTTACCACGATTCCACGGTGTCTAAAGGAATGTGGGTCGTTCCCCATACATACAGTATCCTGCATTCTCATGATTGATTTAACATGAGGATTGACCAAAGTATTACGCATTATGAACCGGTTCCGAACTGGAACAGGTTGGTATTCTAATTCTCCTCCTGAGCCGTACAAAATCCAGTGCACTACTAAACCAGAAATACCTTCAAGGTCGTAATCTTTTTTAAGAACCTTAGCAAATGGAACCTTGTTAGTGCAGAATATAAATTCATCAATATCAAGAAACATACACCACTCAGTAGCATTGGTGTAATTATCAATGCAGTGGTTATAAGCAACTTTTTGCTGCTTAAAACCTACTAGTTCATGCCAGGTAATAATGTCTTTGTAAGGCAGCAATACCTCTTTGATATTGTCTTTGCTCTCGTTGTTATATAGGTAAAAGTGCTCTACGCCTTGACTTAAGTGAAACTCAATCCACTCAGCGATATACAATGCTTCATCTCTTAAAATAGCGCAGGCACTTAAATATCTCATAATCTAACAGATTCATCTTTTAATTTTATCCAGGACTTTGCATCTCTAATGTGAGCACCGGCTAGAATGTATTTCTTTTCTTCAAGAGTAAAATAAGATTCCCCTTTCAATATATCATTATAAGAAATTACTTTAGTTGACATCATCAGAGAGGTTTCATAGCAAAATACCGCAGGAGATATATTAAACTTCCTGCCTAAGTATCCTGCGTAGTCTAGTGGAATACCTTTCTTTCGGCACTGCGTTACATATTGTCGCTTTATACCGACATCTATACACAACTTGTTTAAAGACCCATAGGACTTCATTGCGACGACATAAAGAGATCTCATGTGAGATTCCTTATACATCTCTTTATAGTCTATCATACTAGTAAACTCTGTTTATTACGGATCATCTCTGCTTGATTTTTGTTTAATTCATGGAGCTTATTAAGTTCTTTTTTAAGATCACTTGTCCAAACTGCATAACCATTCATGATCTTAAGCAGCACGTTAATGCAGTTAAGAGCTTGAATTTGATCCTGTGGGATAAGTTTAACTTCCTTTTGAAGTTGTTCTATCATCAAAGGTAATTGATAATATTGTATCCCTGCATCTGTTCTTTCTTCTGTCATAATTATAATTCCGATTTAGCATCACCCCATCTGCTACCAAAAGCGGCGTCAGCCACGTGATGATCTGCAGCATGTGGAAACAATTCCACCATAGCTTGATTCATGCTATCCGCTAATAGCTCAGCAACTTTATCAGATAAAGCCACAGGTGTACATATAAGGATTTCATCGTGAACGGTTGCTACAATAGTGCCTAAATCCTTGACTTTTCCTTGGCATATTAGTAGGGCTTTCATCATTAACTCGCTAGCTGTGCCCTGTATAATCGTGTTGGGGGCACCAGTAAATACTTCCTTCTCCCCTAGCTTTCTTCTCTTACCTAGCAGGGTTTCTATATAACCTAGATCAGTTGCTCTATCTCTCATCAAATAACACCAGTCCGAATAGGTACTAACTGTTTCATGATATCTTTGATGAGCTGCTGCCCAAAACTTATCAGGATGTTTTACTCCTGCATTTTTTGAATAGGTACCGAGTTTTGTGTACCCCATGCCATATCCCAAGGCTAGGAGCATTACTTTACCTACGAAACGTTGCTCTTTAGTAATACTAGCAACTGGTACTCTAAATAAGGAAGATGCCATACTCTTATATGCATCTTGTTTATTTTTGTACCATCCAAGCATTGTTGGATCTTGAGAGAATTCTGCCTGCAGGCGTAGCTCAATCTGTGAGAAGTCACTAACAACTAGTACGTGACCTTCAGGAGCTTTAAACATATTCCTGAATTCTTTATCTCGTGGCATGTTTTGCACGTTTGGATTACGAGAGGAGAATCTTCCTGTAGCAGTTTGAGCTAGTGTGTACGATGTATGAAGTCTACCAGTCACAGGATGTTTCTTTTCTACTAACGACTCACCGTAGGTATCTAAAAGCTTACTCCATTTCTTATACTCTAGTAACGCTGCTATTGGAGGAAGATGGTTAAAATCCCCAAGCACTGGTCTTCCGAACGCGTGACTACCTTTATCAGTTTTAGGCCATGCGGCTAGGGTTTTAGGGTCATCCTTTAAATACGCAACCAACCATTGAGACATCTGCTTTCCACTACGCATATTAACGTCGCCAAAAAATGGCTTACAAACCTCTAAGGATTTTTCACTATTAACTTTCCACTTCTTCATTAATTCTGCGTGGTACTCCCAATCCACAGGAAGTCCTGCAAGTTCCATTGAAGCTACTACGTGTTGAATGTCTTTAATCAACTGATAGTATTTTCCCATCTTGTATTCTTTTATCTTAACCTCTAGCTTTTTAGCTACGTGGTAAGTAAGAACAGAGTCTAAGGAGGCATAAAGAATTTGCTCTTCTGAAAGTACCTCAGCAGACCAATCAGAAGTCTGCTGCATCTTATCTACTTTTACACCAAATAGCCTCTGAACAACTGCATCAAGTGAATGGCTTTTAGCACGGTAGCGAGATAGACCTGTTTGATCCTCACTGTCATCGATTTCTTCTTCAGGTTCATATTTTGAAAACTCCGCACAATCAATAAGTCTAGACATTAAAAGTGAGCACCCTACATTCATGTTAGGGTATCCTGCGTGGGTAAGCATTTTCACTTCATACATCCCAAAATGCGCAACGAACCTACCCGCGTAGAATAAAAATTTAAGTACCGAGATATCTACGTGCTTAAGATCGAATACGTAGCAGGTGTTACCGCAGTAAATTTGTATCAGTCGTATGTCGGTTAGGTATGGGTCTAATCCTGCTTGCTCATGATCTTTAAACTCAAGCTTCTTAGATCCTTCAGTATCTAAACCGTATAAAGAATGCCCTAACATCTCAGTAGTTATAAGTTCCTCAGCTTCTTCATTATCTGTTATGTAAACAGTTCGAAATTTAAAGTCAGCAAACTTACTATTGAATACTTTCATAGTAGCTGTATATCTTATGCTTTACAAAATAGCAACAAAAATAGCATGATGACCGTCATATGACTTTAATTTATAATAATGTTCATGATTACAAAAACAAAAGCTGCTGGTATCGCTGGTTCAAGTGCAACTATTGCTGCAAGTGTCGCAGGAATTGTAGGGAGCGGTTTAGTACCTCCTCCTGCTATACCTTATGTAACTGCAGTAGGTGCTGTTCTAGCGCTAATCACACAGATTTTTCATCTTTTTTCTTAGTACTATTTATAGGTGGTTAAATTAATTCTCTATTCCACCTTTGCATTCTATAAGTGCTGTAGCAAAAGCTGTCTCTGGATCTACTTTATCACGTTTATGTATATACCAAACATGCTTGTAATCTAATTGAACTATAGCACACGCCTGCTTTAGACAATATTTAGTACCCCATAATACAACGTATAAATTGCTACGCTTGTTCCTGGCCTGTTCTTCTACAGTGGCCCATCTAATATTTCCAGGAATATAGTCTCCATTATTATCTATGCGATCAATAGAGTGTTTAGGCGAAGGAGGATCTCCAATATATGTATAGAATTCTTGGAAAGAATTTTTCCATATAGAATACATACGTATACCCCTCCCGCCATAAATAGAATACTTATGGTCTGTTACACAATAACAACGGCTTTTTACATGACACCAAGTTTTGTACACCTTAGTATGACGCATACCATGTATATAATTACGAGCATTCCTAGATTTCATATTTTAAAAATATACCTTGCCTGGTACTCTCCCATCAAACTTTTGTAAATCTGCCCGAACAAAACTAATTTTATTTATTCTATCGAAACCCTCATACTGTACATCTTCTACCAACATTTCTTTGAATCTCGCTTGAGTATTTATATATTTTGCATGAGAGGCTCTGCACCAATAAAAGAAACTATTTCTATTCCAATAACTAACATGCGTCGGATCCTGCCAGGCTGCTCTTGAGTCGGTCGAAGGAGTAAAGGAAAGTACGTAACCATTAGGTGCAAGACATCTATAAATCTCTTCCATGGTGTGTATAGGATTTTTTAAATGCTCCAACGCATTATACGCACGAAACACTCCTACAGACCCTGATTTTATGTCCCATGGTCCATCAAGATCGCAGTTGATATCCCCATTACGAATATCTATAGATGTCCATCCATTTGGTTTGTCTATACCACCACATAAATCGATCTTAAGTAATCCGTTTAAGTCTGACCATTTAGCACACAGATCAAATATATATTTTCTATAAAGTTGTACAGTTTCTACCTGGATCCTTGCGTTCTTTTCGCTGTAGCACGTGTTTTCAGAATGTACGTGGTATAGATATAAACATTTATCCAGATGCTTCATGTTGCCATATATATAAGACCGACAGATTAGATCATGGTCATCAAGAACGTCGAGCGTAGGATTATGTCCTCCTATAGAAAAGTAGTGAGACTTCCTCCAAGCGCGTATGTGATTTCCACAATACCATATATAACCGACTGAAGCAGGATCGGGTTTAAAAGAGAGTACCTCTTCGTAAGTCTTGCCATCCAATGTAAAAGGACGATATTGCCAACCATGTCCCTCATCATAACGCATTGGTAATCCATCTTCTCTGACATTACAAAAGTTGGAATAGGCAAAGTCAGTTTCACTATCAAATGCCTTATTAAGTTCTTCTAAGCAGTCAGGAGTAAGTTCATCATCATGATCAACTTCAACTAATATCTCTCCTGATGCCTGCATACAGGCAAATAGCTTAAGAAATC